TTGTCAATACCAGAGATTCTATTCCTCATCATCCAGTAAAGCAATTCTGGAGCTGGAGTGGACTAACTGAACAAGATAAAGATGAACTAAACAAACATTTATGAAAATCCTAAGAAACGATTTAGCCGTTTTAGAAAACGACACTCACATTAGTAAATGGGTACAAGAGCATAACTCATTAGTCCACAACAAATCATTAGCAACAGAACTTAAATACTATCTTCGTAAAGATATGACAGTAGTAGAGATTGGTGCTTTTATTGGGGATAATACAGCTTTCCTAAAAAACTTATCAAAATGGGTGCTTTCATTTGAGCCTAACCCAGAAGCATTTGAATGCCTTGAACATAACTCTCAATATTGGGATAATGTTACTTTAGCTAATTGTGCTATTGGGTCTAAAAAAGGCAAAGTAGATATTAACAGAAATGATAATGTGGGTGCAAGTATGTGCGTACAAGGCTCTCAAATAGATGTTATAACACTTGATTCACTCAAGTTAGATTCTATGGATTTTATGATATTAGACTGCGAAGGCTGGGAATTAGATGTTCTGGAAGGAGCTGTTGAAACCATAAAGAAATTTCAACCTTTAATGTTAATTGAAATAAACCGAGGAACTTTAGAGAAATTTGGGAAAAAACCACAAGATATATTAGATTTTCTTGATAAATTAGGTTATTTTTGTAGGAACTTATATGCAAATCTCCCAATGGAAGGAGAACAGTATGATATTTTATGTTTTAAATCAAGTTACAATGGCTAAGAAAATTAAAAGACCTACTACTAAAACTTGTTCAGTTAGACCAAGTATTAAGAATTGTCGTAAAGGTAAAGGATGTATGAGTACATCTCACGAAGAAATGGTTTACAAGGGAAGTAAAATAGCAGCATAAGCGATGTACAGTATAGAGGAAATTGCAGCTAAGATTAAGCGTGTTTCTGCTCTTGCTATTGAAGCAGAGAGAGAACGCAAACAAAGAGCTTACAATAGTGATGTAGCTATGTTATTCGGTAGCGAATACATTGATGTACTACCAGACTATTTTGAAGGCTATGATGAATCAGTTGAAGATTATGAAGCTATTAGAGTTCATAGTGAGAAAAACTGTTTCCCAGCAAGATTGTTTGCAAAGAGAGCGCCTAATCAAACTGAACAAGCAGCTCGTTGGATGCAAGACAATTATAAAAATGTTACGCAACCAGTATTCGTTGATTTCTTAAATACTGTACTTCGTGCTACACACGACCAAAATTGGAGTATTCACTTTGGTTTAGATGCACCACAATACGAACAAGCTGATTTAACATTCCAAAAATACTTAGATAATGGTATTAGAGATTATGGTTCATTAGAATCATTCTTTAAACAAGTAATGTTTGCATTGCAATTAAAAGATGCAATGGGTGTTATTGCTATTAGACCACATTCTCTTGAAATGCTTGAGGATGAAGAAGGAGAATATGTTTTAGATTCAAATAAACTTATTGAACCACAACCATATTATTTTACATCAAGACAAGTAGTCGGATATGAAACAAGCTATTGTATTGTAGAATCTGAAGAAAAATCTATTGTAGAATATTACGGAAGTAAAAGAGAAAAAGGTAGAATCTATGAGTTTTATGATGACCAAAACATTTGGTTCTGTAAGCAAGTAGGTAAATATGTAGATAATCAATTTGAGATTACTTTATTTTACAATCACGGTTGGGGTAAAGTCCCAGCTACTCGTTTAAGAGGTATTCCAGTAGTTTACGAAGGTAAAGTATTATGGCAATCTCCTTTCTTATTTGCTACTGACTTATTAGATTTAGTGGCACAAAATAGTGCTTACAAACAAGCAAGTATTGCTAAATGCGTATTCCCAGCTACAATTATGTTGGGAGATATTTGTGAGTTTGAAGAAAATGGAAATAGATGTAGTGATGGTATTATAGGATTCAATGATGAGGAAGGTAATTATCATTCTCACACTTGTTCTAATTGCCATGGAGTTGGTTTAGTTTCTCGTTTAGGGCCATTGGAAACAATGTTAATTAAGCCAGAAGTTAGAGGACAAAATGAAAGTGAATTGCGTTCTTCTCAAGAGCCATTAAAATATGTTTCTCCAGAAGTTCATACTTTACAATTCTTAGAGGAATCTATTGATAAAACCGAGATGAAAGCTCGTAAGATTCTTCACTTGCAAACTTCTAACTCTGATATTAAGGGTTATGAGAATATGACTGCTACTGGAACTGTATTAGACAATAAAGCTGCATTTGCATTTATTATGCCTATTGCACATACTGCATTTGAAACATTTGAATTTATCATCAATGCTATTGGTTGGATGCGTTACAAGGATGATTATGTAAAGCCTTCTATTGCATATCCACAAAGCTTTGATATTGGAACTGAAAGAGATATTTTAATGACTATCTCGGAAATGGTTAAGAACCAAGTTCCAGCAGTATTGATTCACGCAGAGATATTTAGATACTTAAAATCAGTATTCTACACAGATGCTAAAACAACTGCTGTTTATGAATTAATGATTAATACAGATAGGTTATTAGTTTTAAGTGGCGATGAGGTTATGTTAAGACAAGCTAAAGGTCTTGCAGAAAGATGGGAAGTTATCTTACACGATTCATTTATGTCATTCGTTGACCAGATGATTGCTTTAGAACCAGATTTTTTAACGCAACCATTCGAGGTACAAAAGACTAAGATAATTGATATGGCTAAATTAAAAGCTACTCAAATAGCTGAAAGTAATAATGTTTCAGTACAAGGTATTGATTCAATGATTCAATAATGACTTTAGAAGAAATCATAAAGCTTAAATTATCAAGGTTAGATGATATTCCAACTGCATACACCAATGGTATAAAAGATACGCAGAAGGAGATTATGTTGGAGATGTTGGATTCTTTAGAACAACTAAAGAGGGATGAGAAAGGAAACATAAAAAGAACTCAAGCTAACTTATCAATTATAGAAGATATTAATGATGACCTTCAAAAGATATTTAAGGCTTCAGAGTATCTTTCTTTAACTTCAGTATTTTTAAAAGAGTTTGATGAACAAGCAAAGATAACAGATGACTTCTTTAAGAAAGCATTTGGAGATTTTGAAGTATCTTCATTTAATTTAAAAGCATTAGAAGTAAGCCGTAAACAAGCATTTGAATTAATGGCTGGTCAAGCTTATTTAACTTCTAATCTATATAATCCAGTAAAGAATATCTTAACCGATGCAGTAGTTGCTGGAGATGCCTACGGTAAGACAGTTAAAGCTATCAGCCAAGCCATACAAGGCGGTACAATCAACGGAAACAAGTTAGAGGGTAGATTGTATCGTTATGCTAAACAAATGGCTTTTGATACCTTCGCAGTAGCTGACAGAGGATATACTAATAACATAGCTCAAGATTTAGATGTAGAATGGTATGCTTATAGAGGTGGCCTTGTTGAAGATTCAAGACAATTCTGCATTACTCGTAACGGTAAATACTACCATAAGAAAGAAGTAGAAGCTTGGGGAGATTTAAAGCAATGGGATGGTAAAATACCAGCAACTGATAGCAAGACAATATTTGTTTACGCTGGTGGTTATAGATGCAACCATTCTATACTTCCTAATGCCATATCTGCTACACCAGTAGATGTCATCCAAAGGAACATTGAAAATGGTAACTTTATCCCTACAAAAGCAGAGATAGAAATATTAGGGTTATAAAGATTTAAGTTCTTTAATCTCTCTGATTTCTTCTTTGTGTACTCCATCAATCATCACGAAGATAACTGTACTTTGCACAATAAAGTTTACTTTGTTAATATGCACATCGTGCTTTTTAGCATAGAACTCTTTTAACTTATGAAGTGTTTGGTATAATACTTCAATTTCTCTTTTCCTTACAATCATTATTTTCCTAATAAAAGTTTATTAACTGCTGTTTCAATACTAATCTTAACTCCACTTTCAGTTAGAGCCTTAGCTTGTCTTGCGTGGATGATAGCCATTGCTTCTCCACAGAATTTAATTGTTGCTGTTATACAGTCTTTATTTTTGCGTTCCCTTGCCATATAGTAACATATAGTAATAAACTACAATATTAGGTATAAATATTCACATTTCCAAACATATAGTCCTATATTTGAAGAAAAAACAAATATTTATGTCAGTAAGATGTCTAAATGAGAAGGGAACAGTAGTCTTTATCCCAGAAAAACTCGCAGCAATGCCAGAAGTCGTTGAGCAAGAAGACCCAAACCCTACCGAGGGGGCCACAGACTAGCCCTGTGTCATTTATTGATACAGACTGGCTTTTGGCCTCCTAACATAGAGTTTCTCAGCGCTGACCTGAATACCTGCATTAGTATTATGAATGAGCAAAGGCAGCGACGATGACAGCAACAATTAAAACCGAACTT